CGAGGTTCGCCGCGATGCCGCGGGCCGCTACCTCGCGGACCGGTCGCTGGCCATCGCCGAGGTTGCGTATCTGCTCGGCTACTCGGAGCCCGCGCCGTTTCACCGCGCCTTCAAGCGCTGGTTCAGCGTGACGCCGCCGCTGATGGTCCCGTCCGCCCCGCCGATGACATCGACGGCTGTGGTGCCGGACGTCTCGTCCAGCCGCCAATAGTGGCTGGCCCCATCCGCGACGACCAGGGCGGCATAGGACCCGGGCGGATAGGGCGGCGGCATGGGGCTACAGGCGGGCCCCGGTCCGCGTGAGCTTCGTCAGGATGGCGTCGCCGACGGTGCGGGCGAGCTGGTCGAGCGCCTGCGGGTTATTCACGATCGGATAGTTCATGACGATCGCGCCCGGCTGGACGACGACCCCGCCGGCGCTGGGGAGAATCGATCCACTCGCGCCGGGGACGAACAGCTCAGGCCCGCGTTCCCCGACGAGGTATGGCGAGCCCGCCGAGACCGGGCCGCCGCCGGCGCGCGGCTGGATCTGGCCGGTCGAGGGATCCACGAGGAAGGACGATCCCAGCGTGCCCCGCGCCACGGAGCCGGGGGACATATACGTGGCGTTGATGTAATCCGCCGTGAGCTGCTGTTGCGCGGACAGCATGGTCGCGTAGCTCGTCCCCGCGGCGTCGAAGGTCCCCGTGAGCTGCGTGACGGCCCCGTCGATCGCCTGGACGTCGGCCACGGTCTGCTTCGCCCCCTGGCTGGCCGCGATCATGGCTTGCTCTTCCGCGTCATGCATTTTCCAAAAGGCGGCCTCCGCATCCTCGCGGGCCTTGAGTTCCGCCATGACGGCGGCGTCTTGGCTTTTCGCGATCGCGGTCGCGGCCGCGTCAATATGAAAGGCCGCGTTCTGCCATTTGTCGTCCAAGCCCTCCAGCATCATCGCGTGTTCTTCGAGCGCCAATTTCTGCGCGCTGATGGCGCCCGTCTGCGCGTCCCAGACGCCCGCCGCCTCGCCCTGGGCCGCCGTGACGGCGGCCGTCTGGCCGCGCGTCGCCTCCAGTTTTGCGATCAACTGGTCGAGGTTGCCGCGGAACCCCTGGAGGGTCTTGCTCCAGTCCTGGCTGGTTTTGTCGGCCTGCGCCATGTGGTCCCGCAACCCTTGCGCCGCGCCGCCGGCCCACTCGAGCGCGTCGCCGGCCTCCTTGACCCGCTGCTTCGCCGCTTCGCCGCCGGCCCAGGCGATCGGGGTTTGCGTCGCGATCTCGATCTTCTGGAGCAGCTCGTAGAAATGCACGAGGCCGAGACTCACCGAATCCGTGAGCATGCGCGCGTCGCGGAGTTCGCGCTGGAAATAGTCGATCCCTTCGACGGCCAGGCTGAAGCCTTTCGCGACGAGGATCACGGCCTCCGAGACGAGCTGATTCGCGGCCGCGTTCTGGTTGAGCTCGCCCGTGTTCGTCGTGATCAGACTGTTGAGCCCGGCCAGCGCCGTCCGGACGGTTTCGTTGTCCGTGATCGTCCGGCCGATCGACTCGAGCAGGTTGTCCCAGGCGTTCGCCGTCTGGTCGAGCGCGCCGGCGTAGGTGCCGGCCATGATCTCCGCCTGGTCGTGGAACTTGCTATTGATGGTGTCGAGCACCGTCGTGAAGCTGGCCGTCTGGCCTTTCGTCGTCTCGATCTGGACCCCGGCCTTTTGCAGCGCCGTCGTCTGGCCTTCAGCGGCTTTCGCGACCATCGTCGCCGCGGACGTGAGATCGATGCCGAGCCCGGCGGCGAGATCGGTCGTCGCCTTCAGCGCCTTCTGCATATCGCGCGGCATGACGCCGCCGATCTGCACGAGCACCTTTTCCGCCGCGACCACGGCATCGTCGGAGTACCGCGTCGTCTTTTGCAGCGCGCTCGCGTAGTCCTCATACGCGGTGATCACGGACGGGACGGCGGTCCCCTGGGCGCGGAGCGCGCCCTCGAGGCCCGTCTGGGCTTGCTCCGCATCCGACGCCGACGTGATCGACTCCTTCACGACATCGACGAGCGCGGTAAACGCCGCCGTCACGGCGCCGATGATGGCCTCCGCCGAGATGTAGGCCTGGACCATGTCCCCGATGGAGACACTCGCGCTCTGGTTCGCGTGGGCGACCTCGTCGGTCGCGGACGCGAGCTGATGCATCTGTTCGGGGGCGTCCTGGTCGAGGATCTGGGACAGCTCGTCCGCGGTCGAGCCCGCGATCCCGGCCATGTCGCTGAGCTTCGACTTGGCGAGATCGACGGCCGAGTAAAAGGCGGAAAAATCGGCCTCAAAGGTTCCCGTGAGGGCCATTAGCGGTCTCGCTCGCGGCGGCGCTGCTCGTCGTTCATGGTCTCGATCAACACGACATAGACCTCATGGGGGAGCGCCAGCAGCTCGTCGTACGTCCAGCCCATCACGCGGCAGACGTGGAGATCGCTCACGAGACCGTCGCGCCAGCCGTCCTTTTTTTTTCGTCCTCGAGCAGCGCGCGCTCGCGGATGGCGTGCGCCTCGATCGCGTCGTGGATCTCGCGGAAGCTGTCCGGGTCGAGCGCGAGGAGCGCGGCTTCGACCAGCGACGAGGGCTGGTCCCGAATCGGCACGCCGGCGCCCGTGTCGTCGCAGAGCGACCAGTCGAGCAGGTACGCGACCATGGACGCCAGGCCGGTCGCCTCCGGGTCGATCTGGGTTTTCTCGCCCAGCTCCATCCGCTTGACGATGCGCGCGAAGGCATGGCGCTGCTCGCCGGCCGTCAGGCGTTTCTTGACGAGGACCCAATCACCCGCGCTCAGATCCAGCTTGACGGTTTCCGGCCGCACGAAGCGCGACATAAGGCTCGATCTCCTTCGGCCCGAGCTGGGCCACGACGTGATGATTCGTGAGCGTCACGTCACGCACGGGCCAGCGCCAGGTGCCCGACGGGCGCGGGATGACGAGTGTGAGCGGCCGTTGCCGGGCCGCGACGAGCGCGGACGTCACCACGGTGCCCTCGAACACCCAGGGCGCCGGCGGAGGCCCGTCTGGGGTCGGCGCCTGCGTCTGCAGCGTCCAGTCGCTGACGCTCACGGCGAGCTGGTAGCCCCAGAGGATCTGGGCCCCGTGCCCCTGCAGCCGGAGCGTGTTCATGCATGGATCCCGGCGGCCCAGGCCGTCCCGCTCCAGTTGGCCTTGCTCTGATCGGCGAGGTTGACGTACTGCCCGGTCGTCCAGGCCGTGTTGGGGCTCGCCGTGAGGCCCGTCATCGCCGCGAGATTCGCCGGCGCATCGGCGCCCGCGGGCGTGAACGTCCCCGGCGCGCCCGCCGTGGCACCCGTCGCCGCGATCACCGTCCATGTGCGCGTCCACGGTCCGGCCGCGACCCAGTTGCCCGAGATCGTGATCGGCCCGTTGGCCGGGCACGCGATGCTCGCATCCACGTACGCCTGGCCGCTGAAGTGCTTGCCCGTCACGGTCGCGACCGGGATGAGATCGAGCAGGACCGGGGCGCCGCTTTCGGCCGACAGGAACAGATCTGGTTCCCCATCATCGAAACAGCCCGCGAGGGTGCCCTTCACGTCGGGCAGGCCCACGACGTACTGCTTGTTGGTGTCGCCAAAGCAGGTGACATCCGCCTTGTCGGTCGCGGCGTCGTACGTCCAACTGTTGAGGGACAGGACGACGGTGTTGGCGATTTTGACCGAGCCATTTTTGCCGTGGTAGCGCATCGCGGATCTCCCTCGTAGATGGGTTAACTCAGTCGTTGGACGTCGAGCGAATAGTGGCCGCCCCAGTGCTGCACGAATTGATCGACATTCCCCGGGTTCGGTTCCGGCCAGCGCACGCTTTGTTCTTCCCGGACGGGCCGTTGCAAGGCGTAGCCGGCAATCGTCACCGTGGTGTTGCCGTCGAGCACCGTCCGGATCCGCAGCGCGGCCGCGCGCGCGACGGTCGCGTCCGTGTCCGGCAGCACGGCCGTCACGACATACGTGAACGTCTCGTCGGCCGACGGCCCGAAGAGGTTCCCGTTCACGACGTGATCGAACCGGTCGACGATCACACACTTCGTGGCGCCCGGCCGGGCCACGCCGTAAAAGACGCCGTCAGAACACTGCGCCATCAAGGCGCTGTCCGCGCGCAAGGTCGCCATCACGGCCGCATCCACCGCGCCGGTATCACTGGCCACGGACCTTCAGCCCTTCCGCCTCGACGACGGGAATGAGATCGTCGAGCAGCGCGCGCCGGTCGCGCATCACTTCCGGCACGAACACCTTCGCCGCCGGCATCCGGCCGCGGGCGTACCCGAGCGACGTATGCCGAAAGACCGTCCCGTACTCGTACCAGATGGCTTGCGGGGCGTCGTTAATCAGCCGGACCTTGATGCCGGCCGGCGTCTCGACGGTCTCCTGGCGCAACCCATCGCGCAAGGCGCCCGACACGACCGGATACGCCGCCCGGATGGTCGCTTCGGCCTGGTCGGCCGCACTACGAACCAGCGGCGCCGCCTGGTCGCGCAGCGTCGTCGGGAGCGCCGTCAACGTGTCGAGCTCCTCGTCAAGGCCGTCAATGCGGAGGGTCGCCA